TTGAGTTCAATGATGAATTCACAAGAGCGAACTTTAGAAACATTGTAGAGCCTTTTTTAAGAGAAGTACAAGGTAGACGAGGTATCACAGACTTTTTAGTAGTATGTGATGAAACTAATAACACAGGCGAAGTAATTGATAGAAATGAATTTATAGCTGAGATATTTATTAAACCAGCTAGAAGTATCAACTTTATCACATTATCATTTGTCGCAACAAGAACCGGCGTTTCGTTTGACGAAGTAGCAGGTTAGTAGAGGAGAAATAAAAAATGGCAAACATTAATGACTTCAAAGCTAAACTTGCAGGCGGTGGCGCAAGAGCCAATCAGTTTAAGGTAACTTTACCTTTTCCTGGTTATGCAAGTGTTGGTGGCGAAATAGAAGATATGGCTTTCTTATGTAAAGCTACTTCTCTTCCATCTATGACGATAGGAAATATAGATGTGAAGTTCAGAGGTAGAGATATTAAGATTGCTGGAGATAGAACAATAGAAGCGTGGAACGTAACTGTTTACAATGATACAAATTTCAGACTGAAGAATGCGTTTGAAAGATGGCAGAACGGTATTAACAATATGACTGACAACGAGGGTTTAACTAATCCAGTTGACTATCAAGTTGATGCTTTTGTAGATCATTTAGACAGAAACGGTAATACTATAAAATCTTATACACTGAGAGGGGCTTTCCCTACTTCAGTTGGTGGGATTCCATTAGACTACGAAACTACTGATGCGATTGAAACGTTTGAGGTAGCTTTTTCATATCAATATTTTGAATCGAATACCACAACTTAATACAAATTGAAATATAGGGGCGCTCTAAGCGCCCTTATAAATATTATTATAATGACATTATATCATAACCATCACAAGATACCCAAACATATGGGTGGATCCAATGATCCTGAAAACATAATTAAACTAACTCCTTATCAACATTCCTTGGCTCATAAAAAGTTATATGAGGAACATGGTAAATTAGAAGACTATATTGCTTGGAAAGGACTATCTGGACACGTTGGTAAAGAAGAACTAATAAGTTTAAAATGTTCTTTAGGTGGTAAAAATTCTACGTCTCCTAATGGAGGAAAGGCGTGTAAAGGTATTAAGAAAAAATACAAAGTTTCTAAAGAAGAATTGTATATGATACGAAGTAAAGGGGGAAAACAATCCTCAAATAAAGATTATAACCATTGGACAAATGGTAAAGATTTCAAGTTTTCGAAAGAACAACCTGAGGGTTATTCTTATATCAAACCCAGATTTCAACACCTGGCTGCGATATCAGTTAGTAAAACTTATTGGTGGAATGATGGCGTGTCCCACAAAAGAAGTAAAACCTCTCCAGGATTAAACTTTATTAAAGGAAGAATTAATAACGGTAATTTGGGTGGGATAAGAACACATATAAATAGTATGAAAGGAGCGACAATATAATGGCTGAATTATTTGGTTTTAGTATTACAAAGCTAAAACAAAAAGCGGATCCAAAACAAAGTTTTACAACTTCACAGGCTGATGACGGAACACAAACCGTATCGGCAGGAGGACACTTTGGTTCTTATTTGGACATGGAAGGTACTGCGAAGACAGAGCAAGACCTTATTCGTAGATATAGAGAAATAGCACTACACCCAGAATGCGACATGGCGATTGAAGATATTGTCAATGAGGCAATTGTTGCTAATGAGTTGAAAGATGCCGTAAGAGTACAGTTTAATGACTTGCCTTATGGAAAAGAAATAAGAAGAAAAATAGAAGACGAGTTCCAGGAAGTTTTAAGATTAATGAACTTCAATACGAAAGGCCACGACATCTTTAGAAGATGGTATGTTGATGGTCGTATATACTATCAAAAGATTATTGATAGAGAAAATACTAGATCAGGTATTACAGAATTAAAATACATTGATCCTAGAAAGATTAAAAAGATTAGAGAAGTCAGAAAGAAAAGACCTGACGTTCCTAGTCCATCATCTTTAAATAACTTAAATGTTGTAGATGAATATGTTGAATATTTTTTATATAACGAAAGAGGCCTGTCAGGTACAACTGGTAGCAGTGGAATTAAAATAGCACCCGATACGATTGCTTTTGTTCCATCAGGTATCGTAGACCAAAATAAAAATATGGTCTTATCATACTTACACAAAGCTATCAAACCTACTAATCAACTACGTATGGTTGAGGACGCAGTGGTTATTTACAGAATAGCTAGAGCACCTGAAAGAAGAATCTTTAAAATAGATGTAGGAAATTTACCTAAAGCGAAAGCTGAACAATATTTGAGAGATGTAATGGCGAGATACAGAAATAAATTAGTATATGACGCCGGTACAGGTGAAATAAGAGATGATAGAAACTATATGTCAATGCTAGAGGACTTCTGGTTACCAAGTAGAGAAGGTGGCAGAGGTACTGACATAACAACATTACCGGGTGGACAAAACTTAGGTGAGATGACTGATGTTGAATATTTTAGAGCGAAACTATATCGTTCTCTAAATGTTCCTGTAAGTAGATTAGAAAGCTCTCAAGGATTTAATATGGGTAGAGCTTCTGAGATTACAAGAGACGAATTAAAGTTTACAAAATTCGTACAAAGGTTAAGAAAGAAGTTTACAGAACTGTTTAATGATATTTTAAGAACACAATTAGTTCTAAAAGGTATCATAGCTGAACAAGACTGGCACGTAGTTAGAGACTGTGTAATGTATGACTTTATACAAGATGGACACTTTGCTGAACTTAAAAATGCTGAACTACAAAGAGAAAGATTAGCATTAGCAAATGAGATGAGAGACTACGTTGGTAAGTTTTATTCTGTACAATATATAAGAAAAAATGTTTTAAAACAAAGCGATAGAGAAATGGAAGAACTGGATAAACAAATCAAAAGAGAAATTGATGATGGTATTATTCAAAATCCCATGGCTCAAATACAAAATGAGGAGAAAAAATAATGAGTGAAGAAGTTAAAAATTTTGTTGACCAACTTGCGGCAGGCGATAACGCTGGTGCTGGTGAAGCATTTAAAGATGCTTTAAGAGTTAAGGTTGGGGCAACATTAGACGCACATAGAAAAAATACAGCAAGTAATATGTTTAATAATGCTGTGCCAGTACCTGAAGCAGAACCACATAGTGACCCTAAACCTGAAGTACAGGATATAGGAACATTTACACATGATGGACAAGTACAAGGTGACGGAGAGGCTGAATTAGATTTATCTAACGGAGTTGATGTCGATGCAGGTGAGTAGAATAGTTAAGCAGAATCTTTTAATAGATTCTACTATCTATAATAGTCTTTCGCCTGTAATGAAAGATGCTATAAAAGATGTCTTTAGTTTCTATGAAGAAGCTAAAGGTAATATTGTAGAAAGATTTGAAAGTGCAATTAAAGAAGTTGCTGCTATACATAATTTAGAAATAAAACAAATAGAAGATTACTTTGATAAAGAAGTAATCAAAAAATTAGGAGAGAAATAAATGTCAACGTTTATAGTAAAGGGTAGTGTTATAAACAACCCAAGTCAAAACAATATTGACAAAGCTCATTTTGTTAGACTCGTTGCAACTGGAGCCACACAAACAGTTCTTGTGACTAGTGAAGACAGTACAACTTTGGGCGAAGTCTATTTACACGCAGCGGGAGATACAGCAATTATTGAAAAAGCACCAACTGATAAGATTACATTTGCTAATGGTCATGCTAGTGCTGTAGGTTCACCAAGAAGTTAATTATGATTAAGACTACCAAGCTTACAGATAATAGTTTTAATATAATAGTTAAAGCGAATGGAGTGGGTAGTGAAGAAGAACAAACTTTGGTAGACGTAGTTAATTCAGATAATGCGAGTTCGGAACCAAAAGTTTCAATCGCAGATATACATTATGAAATATTGGGTACGGGTAAGTGTACAATATTTTTTAAAAACGATATAGAAAAAAAGGTAGAGATTGTGGGTAGAGGAAACTACGGATTGAAACCAAGTGAAGATAGAATTAAAGATGCAATAGGTGATATTTTACTAACAAGTGATTCTAATGTTACAAGTTATAATGTAGTAATAGAGGCACAAAAAGAATCAGGATATACAAACTAATGGCTGACACAGTAACAACACAAACGATTTCAGATACTTCAGGTGTAAAATTTGTAACTAAACTTACAAACTTTTCTGATGGTACAGGTGAAACTTTAATTAACAAAGTAGATGCATCTACCCTTACTTTTATGACAGAAGATGGTGCAAGATCAATTGCTAGAGTGTATTATTCAATTAATACATCAGATAATAAGTCAGGAGTAGAGTTGATTTGGGATGGATCAACAAATGCTACTGCGCTATTCTTGTCTGGAAATGGCTTTATGGACTTTAGAACAGATGGTAATGGTATTCCAAATAACGCTGGAACTCCTACTGGAGATGTTTTATTGTCAACAAAGAATTTCGCAAATGGAGACAACTACACATTAATTGTAGAGTTTAGGTAAAGAATAGTATAAATATATCTATAAAGAGAGAGAAAAATTTATGAAACTAATTTCCGAAGAAATAAACAACGCCGAGTATCTTGTAGAAGAAACTGACGGTAAGAAAAACTACAAAATCAAAGGTATCTTTTTACAATCTGAGATAAAAAATAGAAATGGAAGAGTCTATCCAAAAGACATACTTGAAAAAGAAGTAAGAAGATATAACATGGAATTTGTCAATAAAAAAAGAGCGTTTGGCGAGTTAGGACACCCTGACGGACCAACAGTTAACCTAGAAAGAGTATCACATATGATTACGAAACTCTATCCAGATGGTAACAATTTTATTGGTGAAGCAAAAATAATGAACACACCCTACGGTAAGATCGTAAAAGGTCTTATTGATGAAGGCGCACAATTAGGTGTATCTTCTCGTGGTATGGGTTCGTTAGTACAAAGAGGGGGCGCAAACTATGTAAAAGATGACTTTTATATTGCAACCGCTGCTGATATTGTAGCAGACCCGTCTGCTCCGGACGCTTTCGTAGAAGGTATTATGGAAGGTAAAGAGTGGGTATGGAACAACGGCGTACTTAAAGAACAAGATGTAGCCGCTTGGAAAATGGAGATTTTTAAGACAAAAAGACGAGCTTTGGAAGAGAAAAAGGTTAATATCTTTAAAAACTTCCTTACAAAACTTTAATCTTATAAATATCCTATAACGAAAACAAAAATAAACGTTTATTTTTATAAGGGAGATTTCAATGGCCGAAACAGAAAAAAGTTTGAAGGCACTGGAACAGGAAGTTAGTGAAGCGAGTGCAAACCCGCAAGCCGATCTTCCGAAGAAAAACGCTGTAGCGTCTGAACCTACTCATCTGAAAAATGATGCTGAGGATTTAGGTGCAGCTGTTGTAAAACCAACAGACAGTAATCCGGATGCTTCAAAATCTACAAAAACCGTTTCTGGGGATGCACCTCAAAAAAACGCTGGCGCTGCTGACGCAATGCCGAAGTTAAAAGGTGAATCAAAAGAAACAGACGAAAAATCCTTAGAAGATAAAGAGAAATCAGAAATGGCAGACGCAGACGCTAAAGATAAAAAAGATATGAAAGCTTCTTACAAAAAAGAAGAATCAGAACTTGATATCAAAGCAGATGTAGATGCACTTGTTGGTGACTCTGACTTATCTGAGGAATTTAAACAGAAAGCTGCGACAATCTTTGAAGCTGCGATTAAAGCAAAAGTCAAAGAAGAATCAACTAGATTGCAAGGCGAGTATGAAACTAAATTAAAAGAAGATACTGAAGCTCATAAAGCTGATGTTGTTGAAAAGGTAGACAATTATCTTAACTACGTTGTTGAGGAATGGATGCAAGAAAACAAGATCGCTATTGAAAGAGGTATCAAAGGCGAAATTGCTGAGGACTTTATTGGTGGACTTAAAAAGTTATTTGAAGATCACTATATAGACGTTCCAGATGAAAAATATAATGTGCTTGAAGATCAAGCTTCTAAAATAGAAGACCTTGAGAAAAAACTTAACGAAGAAATCGAAAAGAATGTTGAGTCTCATAAGACTATCGGTAGTTTAAAAAGAGAAGATATAGCGAAAGCTGTTTCTGAAACACTAACTGATACTCAAAAAGAGAAATTTAACAAACTTGCAGAAGAAGTTGAGTATTCAAATGAGCAAGACTTTACTACTAAAATGACTACAATTAAAGAGTCTTACTTTGGTAAAAAAGTTGAAGTTGAATCAAATGATCTACATGATGTGGCGGTAAGCGATGGATCTACAGTAGAACCTGCAGATTTAACAAACAGCATGGCTGCTTATAGCGCCGCTATAAGTAAAACAAAAGACATTAGATTGTCAAAATAAATAATATAGAGGGAGAAAAGTATAATGTACTTATCTGAAACTTACGAAAAAAAATGGCAGCCAGTCCTAGAACACCCGGATTTACCAAAAATTCAGGATTCTTATAGACGTGCC